CTACAGGCGTTTTGACAGGAACCTCCTGAAGCGTTTTAACACTAATAACAGCATTACTTAAAGCATCTTCAATAGATAACTTAGTGTCCCGAAGTCGAAGCTCTTTAGCTTTATAAAAAATAGCTCTTTTAATATTAGGTTGTAGCTCATCACTCCACCTTTTTCTTTCAAGTCCTGCAATGTTTTTGGTAAAAGAAGGTGACATTAGAATTGCTTCCATTGCGGCGGCTTCATCATCGCTAGGTGCTGTCATTTGCGCTCTCGAAGAACCATATAAAAGACTAGCGGCCTTTTCTAAAGGGAATGCTTCGTTCTTTAAGACTTCAGCTAATTCTTTATTGTTGTTATCCGTTGCTTGTCTAATGTAGAGCTTACGTAATGCCGCATTCTGAGCCTGCTCTTTCTTCTCTTTAGAGATTTTATCTGCATTCTGTGATTCTCTTAAAGCTAAACTCTCTTCTCTAACTTGGAGACTACGTTCAGCGCGCGCGCCCGCGTCAAGTTTTCTATCGTTATCAATGACTCTTTGAGTTGCATTAATTTCGTCTTGAGAGGCATCACGAGTTCTTCGGTATTCGCCTTCTTCCACCAGTCTATCTTCTCTAGCTTGCGCCAACGCGGCATTTCTTTTGTCTCTAGCATCTGCCGCATCACGGTCACGCTTGTCCTGATCTTTTTGTTGAAACTGTTGCGCAGTCTTCATTAACATTTCAGGAGTAGCCCCCATCTTGTTCATAACTTGTAACGCTTGTTGACGAGACTGAGGAGTATCGGTCTGTAAAAGCCCCGCTAGTTGCTCCTTAAGTTTAACACCTTCAGGTCGGAAGTCTGCACCTGCAAGAGCTTCGTTACCTATAGCTTTACCGAGACCTGCAATTGAACCACCAATACCTGTCATCATTCCTTGACCGGCTCTTCCCGCAATGCCACCCATTTTTTCATTGAACTTACTGTCAAGTCCTGTTAAAAATCTTACTGCCATTTTATTTAATCCTTATTAGATGAGGTCAATGATTGAGTCAATGCCGCTGCCCACTGAAGCTACTAGCTGCTCATAGAAGTCGCCCATAATTTGAGTTTCAGAAACACCTGCTGACAGCATACCTTCTAAGCCTGCTGCCTCTAGCTGCGCTCGTAGTTCTGCACCGCCTAACTGCCCTGCCGATGCTAACTGTGCCGGTATCTGTGAAGCACCAAACAAACTAATGGCTTGCTGCTGTGGCACGTAGCCTTGACCCATCATCAGCGCGCCTAAGTTTCCGTAACCTGTCTGTTGTGCTAAAGCTTGCTGTTCAGGGCTAAAGGACTGGCTCATTAAGCCTGTACCTAAAGCAAGTGCTTGTGCGTCCCTTGCTTGTGATGCTTGCTCACCTAAGTACGCCTGACCTGATAACGCTTGTGCTGATTTTAGGGCTTGTGCTTGCTCGCCTAACGCTGCCTGTCGTGCAGCTGCTGACGCTTGTAAGCCTGCCTCTGCTCTGGCCTTTTCAAAAGCAAACTCTTCAGCAGTTCCACCAAACTCAGCAGTAGAAATACCACCACGACCACTAGAGAACAAACCTTGGTCTAGGTTCATGCGCTGACGTTCTTCTTCAGGACGCTGTGCTGCTCGGATGTTCTCGTAGTATTCACTGGCAAGTGCCCCTGTGTCGCCTCTAGCGCGACCGAACATTGACTCTGCTTCTCTAAATCTACGGTTCTGTGCGTCTCGTTCGGCTCGTGTCATGCCTTCACCGACTTGACCAAACTGTCCCTGAGCTTGATTAAACAAAGACAAAGCAGCCCGTTGTTCTGCGGGAGTCATTCCTTGCCCTGCTTGACCAAAGAATTGATTAGCCTGTCCAAACGCCGCGTTCTGCATTGCTCGCTGTTGAGGCGTTAAGTTTACGGCTAAACCGCCCTGAGCAGTTGTACCTACGTTAGCTAAATTAGAACTTACAGTATACGGCTGAAACCTTGTATCCCTTACTGCTTGATTAGCAATGTCCGTTGCCCCTGCTCGGGCGTCTTCGCCTAAGCCCTGAAGCCTATCCCGCATTTCGTCTACTAAATAATAATTAGCACCTGCACCAAATAAACTACCTACACTCATACTACAGCCCTCCAATAATAAATGCTAATAGTTCAGAGTAACTTACTGAAAGAGTTCCTGTTTCTTCACTTCTTGTAAACATACCGTATTCCTCTGCGTTTAAACCTTCAGCTGCAAAAGCTGCTTCCAAGTCTTGTGCTATCACACCTACGTGATAACGAGAACCGTCAACACCTTTTCTTTCTACTGAGTCCTTCCACTTATACTTACGAATTAAACCTTTACAAACCTGTGCAACCCTTACTTCAGCTTCGCTAAGTTCTTCAATGCTTTGCTTTAGGTTACGGTCAGAGGAAGTGTCCAAGGCATTCTTAGCAAAGATAGTTTTAAATCTGTCATTGCTAGTACCTAAGTTAGCAATTTCGTTAGTACCTGCACCGGCTCCATCACACGGGAACATGTTTATAGTACCGGAACCAGACATCCGTAAACCACAAACAGCGTCCGCTATAAAAATTTCATCACCAGAAACAGTGCCTATCTTACCGTTAGAAAAGTTTACTTCCTCATCAAAATAACCAGTCTTCCAACGATGTATAGAAGTACCGAAATTAGTTACCTTATTAGTACTAGCTCCTGCTGAATCACAGGGGAATATATTATTAGTACCTGCTCCGCTTACTCGAATACCGGCAACAGCGTCTGCAAAATAAACATCATCACTGCCAGTTAAAATACCAACCGTACCTTTAACAGCACCGTCACTTAACTGTAGAACACCGTCAGCCTTAACAAGCAATGAATCCTCTTCCTTAACGCGCAGATGAATACCACCATCAGATGCTGAGGAATAGGTTTGAATTACTAAATCATCGTTGCTTTGCGGTGACCAAAATAAAGCAGCGCCGTCAGCACCGTCGGTCAGGAAACGAATAGCAGACTCGCCATTACCGTTAGAGTCTAAGTATAACTCAGCGTCATCGTCGTCACCACCTGAGTCTGTACCCTTAATGGTAATTTTAGCATCGCCTACTTTTTCTACGGTTAAATCATTAGTTTTTAAATCTGTAAAATAACCTTCCTTAAAACGACCTGTACTGGCGCCTAAGTTAGTAACACCGTTAGTGATAGCACCATTCTCATCACAAGCAAAAATGTTATTAGTGTCCGCACCACTTATTCGCAAACCTGCAATGTTGTCAGCAAGATAAATGTTAGTAGTGTCTACAATACCTATTTCACCCTTAACTGAACCATCACTAATTCTTAAATCACCTGTAACAGTAACGACACCTTCAGCGGCTCTTAGTGCATTTACATCGTTAGGCTGTAAGTCAATAACACTCCCTGAAGTTAAAGTTTTAATGTTTAAGTCAGGAGAACCCCCGTCAACAAAGTATTCTATTGTTGCACCTAAAGAGCCGTCATGTAAAAAGTTAATTTCACTCTCACCTGTTGCTGACGAATCAAGTGTCAAGGTTGCATCGGCATCGCCAGTACCTGTGTTATGAATAAGTAAGTCTGTATCACCATCGTTAGTAGCTTTCTCAACAGACAAGTTATCACAGTTAGCTGTGGTAATGTTAGCTGTGGTAGTGTTGGCTGTAGTAGTGTTGGCTGTAGTAATAGTAGCAGTTGGTATAGTCACTGTACCTGTGAACGTAGGTGACGCGAGGTCAGCCTTGGTTGCACTGGCTGTAGCAATGTTGTTAAACTCCGTAGTAAACTCAGAGCCTTTGATAACTTTAGCTGCGTTGCCTGAAGGAAGCGAATCCTTAGCGCCAAAGTTTGTTGTTACTGTATAATTAGACATTACAAAAGTCTCCCGATTTTAGCTAGTATGTCAATTTTCTGTATTGCAAAAGCATTATTATTAATAGTAGATACTACTCCAATTTTTACTACGTTTCCTGAACCTGTGGTATTTACCTTTGGTGTCTGAATCTCTACACCCCCTGTAAACTCCGCAGTAGTATTAAACTCACTTACATTGTACTCACCAACAACACCTGATGCTTCAAACTCAAACTGTTGTTTACTAAAGTTATCGGAGTAATCATAAGCCCAGTTAAGGTTTGCTATAGCGCTACCACCACCAATTACTGTTATGTGAAATTTCTTTAGGAACTTAAGAATACCCGGATTACCAAAGTCTAGCTCATTGCTGTAGTAAGACATTTGGTACGTAGCGGTATCATCTAAGTATCCTGCGTACTTAACAATACCTGTAGACAGTCCTATATAGAAACCATCATTAGCAAGTTCATTAAAGGCTAAAGGTAGAATACCTGACCATGTAGTCACCCTAAACGAACCATCTTCCATAGGCTGTCTTACGTCAAAGCAATAAGTAGTATTACTAGACGGGAAGGTCAACAAGTAAAAAGCATCTTCAGCACTGTATACACTCTTAACAGGCAAGGACTCAATGTTAGACATTTCCATTAGGTCAGTACGTACATTCTTACTAACGTCACGTAAAGGTAAAGACTTCTCCTGTATAAGCCTCCCTAAGCTCATTACACCGCGATTAGACAGGAACAGTATGTCATTACCTGTGGCTTGTATAGAGTCCCTCTCAATGCATCCTACGCCCTCTACGGTGTCCTTTAGGAATATAGTAGAGTCAGCGGAGGCGGGTGTACCTGTAGAGGCCGAACCCGCACCGCCTTGAGCGCCATCATAAATCAACATGGAGTGCTTACCAAATATAATAAACAAACCGTTATGCTCTGTCAACGCCACAATCTCGTCGTAGCCTTCAGGCCAGAACTGAGTAATGTCGATGGAAAAGCTACTTCCTCCTGACCACTGTGTACCGTCTAGTAAACTAGTGACGTGTACAGTATGTTTATCAGTTGCTAAGTCAGCCGCCCAAAGACGACCAAATGCTGACAACACTTCGTTAGCTTGAGGTGCGCCTGATACTGCAACAAGAGTAGTGCTTCCAGAAGCTGACCTAAGAGGCGCATGACCTGTCTGAAAGAAGTATACGTCATCGTTAAAGGATGTTATCTTCCAATTGTTTGCTGATATAGAGTAGCCACCGGGGAGAGTAACTTCGGCTAGTGTGGTTGTACCTGTGAATATCTTATTGTTACCCACAGAGAACAATGTAGTAACACCGGCAAAGGAAGTAAACTCAAAGATACCTTCGATACCTCGGCTACTTCCTAGGACACTACCGCCGTTAGTAGATACTTTATCGTACCCCTTACGCGCCCCTACGCGACCACGCTTGTCAATTACACAATTATCAGCAATGGAAGCAAAAGCAGGATTCATACCCACTGGAGACTCCTCGGTATTGATACCAAGGAATCCCGGTGCTGCTACTGTTAGATTCTGTAATCGTTGGCTCATACGGCGTACCACACTAACTCAGAAGGGAAACGGGCTGCATCGAAAGCAATAGCATCACTCAACGAACTAGCTGCTTGCGCGTACACCTTGCTAGACGTAGTGCCGCCTGTTTCACCTCGCTCTTCAATAGCCATTGCTTGAGCTAACTGAACAACAGGCAATGAAGGAACTTTAATAGAATCACTAGTGGATGTTAGTTCATCACTTCTGTCTACTACATTGAAAACAATGCTGTATGCTTTATCAGGAACAGGATAGAAAGCTACACCCATAGTATCGGTACTTACATCATACCCAGTATAGATATAGTTGTTAGGGGTGGAAGAATTTGCTGTGTTGACAAACTTATCTTCCTGTAAACCTGCTTCAGTCCCTAGCGTTAAAAAACACTTCTTAGTGCTGTTAGATACCTGTAAAGTTTTAAAGGCTTGCGTCAAGTTAGATAGAGTGTAATCACGCTGTCCTGCTACAGTAGTTATAGTATCTTCCTTACGCAGCGCAGACCAATCCCAAGCGTCCTCAACTAGTTTGTTTGCATCGTTTACAAACTCGCCTATTAGTTTAGAGTACGCTGTAGCATCAGGGGACGTTACTTCGTCCTCCCGCAGCCTACGTAGTACTTTGTTAATTGCTTGTAAATAATTCATTAAATTGTACTCTTAAAAGGGTCATTAGAAAAAGGGTCGTCATATTCAAGTAAAGGTCTATCCGTAATACCTACATAAGAATCTAGTTTAAATTCTGGAAATAAATCGTCAGTTGTTCTACTAGCAGATGGTTTCTTTTCCCAATTAAAATTTAAATCAGGAAACATTTCAGCAACTTTTTTTCTAGCATCATCAATAGCTGAACCTGCGTCTCCTATAGCACCTGTAATAGGGTCTGTTACGTCTCCTAC